GAACAGTTTGCCGCCAAGGTCCGTAACAGTTTTCGCGGCCTGCATTGCAAAGCTCATGCGGTTCGCTGCGGCGTTCTGGCCCGCAAGCATTCCGCCCTTGCCTGCCTCCGAGATGGCGCCCGCCGTGTTCTGCCTAGAGTTGACGCCGAGGCCGGTATAGCCATGCCGAACGCCCGCTCTGTCCCGCCCGTATCCGGTCGCGAGATCGCCAAGCCCGACAGTGATCCCTGCCTGCTTGCCGGTCGCGTCGTAACCGGTTTTTGCCACCCCATCGAGCCGGTCGAGATAGTCGTCATATTCCTGATCTGCGACATTCGAAGCGTAGTCAGTAACAGCCGTGATCGTGTTGCCCGAGCCGAGCGCACCCATGGCCCCTTGTTTGCGCATCACTGCATCGGTGCCCTGATCGACCATCCACTCGTAACCAGGGCCGGCGCGGAAGTTACCTTCCGAGCGGTCATAGCCCTCTTGCCCGTTGACACCCGTCGCATCCGCATATTGGTCGAAGGCCCGGCGGCCGGTCTCGACATAGGGATCATACAGGTCGATCGCGTCGTTATAGGCGCCCGTGGCGGTCTTGTAACCGGTGCCGAGATCCTTGAGCGAGCGCGTTTGGTTCCGGTCGATGAGCTTGTTGATATCGGCCTGCGCATCGCCGAGCATTCCGGCTTGCCACGTTGCCGCGCGTCGACCGGCGCCGCCTGAGAATGGGCTTGCCATGGTAGCCTCCTGTTATTTCGAGTATTCTTTGACGATGAGAGTCACGCCGGTAATGGCGGTTGCCGTCGCGGAAACTGTCTTGATGATCTCCACCTTGTAGGTGTGCGATCCGATTGAGGGCGTCCTGATATGGATGACTGATGTCGCGCCGTAGCGACTCACAGCACTGGAGCCCGTCCCGTTCTGTGATTGGGTGATAGGCGTATCCCCGATGGAGGACCCGTCCTGCCTCACTCGAAGGACAAACTGGTCAATCGCCACGTATGCCCCGGCATCCCCGTCAAATTGCGCGTAGACCTCTAGAAATCCACTTCCGCGATAGTCCACAGTTACTTCCGCTGAGGTCGTGCCGGTATCGGTCCATGCCTTCGTTACAGCGGAGTCGAGAATGTCGCCGTTTCGAAGGCGCACCGGAACATTAAATTGAAAATAGCCGTTCAGGCTGCTCCACGAAAACACATTCGTTGCCGTGCCGCTATCGACCAGCTTGAAGTCAGTCGCCGCGAACGCAATTGAGGCGCCGCCGCCACTATCGGCAAGAAGCTCCATGCCAGTGAAGGTGCTACCGGCTGTGAGGTAGAGCCCGTATGCGGCAGTCGCCCCGCCAGGAACTGCCTTGGCGGCGAAGTAGATCTGCCCATTGGCTGTTGCATCGCCTGCCGTTGCCTCAACGGTGTCAATCCGAAGCGCGAGCGCACCGTCCGCATCCGTTCGTGCGGTCACTTCCTCTGTGATTGCGGCGCTATTGTCATCCGTATCTGATCGAACCTCGGTAATTCGCGTGTCGAGATCCACAACGGTCGTGACGAAGAAGTTGCGTTGGAACCCCTCCCAATCGATCAACCACTTGGTCGGCCTGCCGTCAGCCGTCACCCGCGACACTTGCGGCGGAAGAACGGCGGGCAGCTTTGAGATATCGACGGCCATCAGGGCGCCCTCACCCCAGGCTCAGGCACTTGCGCACCCATGAAGCTGAAATCAACGCTCGTATCGGTCGAATAGCGCACCCGCAGGCCGTGTTGCGTCGAGAGCCCAAGCCGATTGACGCAGACCGGCCATTTCTCAGCCGTGTCGAGCGAGCGCGTGAGAGGCGTTGACCAAGTCTTGCCGCCGTCATGCGACCAAGAGACTGAAACGGTTGCGCCGGCTGCCTCGGTAAAATCGCCGTACAGGCCGGGGATCTGGATCCGCGCGGGAAACTCCTTCAGTTTGCCCTCAACGGTCCATGTGACCGCCGCAGAGGCCTCCGTGCGCAGGCTATCGCTGATCTTGAGCAGAGAGGTTGAGGAACGGTCGCCCGTCACCCATTGGTCATTGGACTTGACCGAACGCGAGGCCCGCCAGCCGACGACCGAGGCGCTATCCCGTTCGTTCCACAACTGGCTTTCAAGGTTGAATTCCCAGGTGCCCACGTCCGAGGTCAGCACCCAAAAGGCATTGCCGCGCGTCGTGTAAACCCAAGTCGTCAGGGTCGAGACGGTGGAAGACGCGATGAACGCCTCCACGTCCGGCGTGGACACCTTCACGGCATCATAGCCCCGCAAGGCCCTCACCGTGCCGTCATGCGCTACGAAAAGCGGTTCCCGATCCCACCCAAGTTCGAACCCGGCAACCGCCATGGTCGTGAGCAGGCCGACCGGCATCACCGTTGTGAGGCGCGAGAGCGGGAAGGGAGTCGAGCCGACGTTCTGCATTGGCTCGATTGTGCTGGTGCCCATGGCATAGAACACACCGCCGTGCACCATGCCGCGCTTGAGGCCATCCGGGCGGGATTCCGCCGTCGCGAAGGAGAGCGCATTGATGTCCGTCGAGTTCAGTTGAGAGGCAAACACCCGACCGTCTGGAATAGTGAAGAGAAAGAACCCGGACAGGAAATCGACGCTGTTGACTGTCGTTGGCAAATCCGCATCGGGATAAGCCGTCACGGCAGTGGTCGAGATGACATAAGCCCCGCCGCCTTCACGCACCGCCACGAGATCAGGGGTGGACGCTCCAGCAGTCACACGGTTGTTGCGCGCCAGCGTCACGCCGTCCGTTCCGGCAATCGTCCCCGTCAGGGCCGTAACCGTCCCGTCAGAAGCCACCTTGACGACCGACGTTCCAGCGACAGCATAAATCACGCCGTCCATGTCGATCAGGCCGCGCACTCCGGTCAGGGCCGCATCAGCCCAAGCCGACAGGCCCGCCGAGCGGCGGAAGTACAGCACATCGCCTGACTTCTCCACATAGGCATTGATCAAACGCCCATCGCCCTCGCCGGCACGAATGCCAGGGGTTGAGGACAGCGGGAAGGCTAGGGCAACCATCAGAAGGACACAGCCTGCACGACCGCAAGGGTCGGGCCAGACCAGCCAAGCCGCCGCAACGCAGCATTGGCCGCCTTGATCGTGTCATCGTCGACCGCAGGCAGTCCAAAATCCGGCCCGATCTCGAGAGCCAGGCGCCGCGCGAGCGGGAGGTAGTAGGAGTCCTCCACCGCGTCGATGTCGCCAACGTAGCAGACCTGAGTTGCGTTCAGTTGCTCTACCAGAGCTTCCGCCACGCCTTCCACGAGGGTCAGATCCTCAGCCGCAGGGGTTTGACCAGCCTGCACCTTGCCGACGATCGAGAGCGCCCGCGTGGCGAGTTCCGTTTTGGTTTTTGACATCGGCCTCTCCCCACGAGAAAGGGCCCGCACCGAAGCGCGAGCCCTGTTTTCAATCAGTCGATCAAGCCGGGTTGGCGGCCGAGAAGAAGCCGGTCACCATGCCACGCTGAACGAGCTTTGCGGTTTCCTTCTTGAACAGCTTTCCGACGCCGTAGCACATCTTCACACCAGCCCCCTTGAGGAACTGGTAATCGGTGTCCTCTTTGGTCGTGGGGGTCGGCATCTTGCCATAAGGCATGGCGAGTGCGTTCTGACCGCAGAAAAACACCGGCGCCACGCGCGATGCTGTATCGCCGGCGATCTTGAGCGAGGTCCACACGTCGTCGACATAACCGTCGATTTCCGGAACTTCCCGGATGATGACGCCGCGATAGAGCAGATCGCCGTCCTGAAACACCGGGTTGGCGCCCACGTCACGCGGACGGGCATCGATGTTCAGCGTCTTGAGGTCGGCGGAGATCTGCGCGAAGTTATTCGAACCGACAAACGCGACAAAGAACTGACGCGAGCCGCCCTCAGTCACACGATGAGGCGTGATCTTGGGGGAGGCGCGCTTGGCGACGTACTTCAGAAGATCGATCGAAGCGGCCTTGAAAGTGTCCGCCGCGGGGTCGAGGGTGGCGAGAGCGGTCGCATGCGTGGCGTTATAGTTGCCCAGCACGTTGCCATAGAGGACGCGATCCGAGTTGTCCGCGTTCCAGGTGTTGCGCTGCGTGGCGGTGGCGGCTTGGTAAAGAATGCCATTGACGCGCTGGCCGGCAGCAGAGCCGAGACCGGCCGGCGCCGCCTCAGAGGGAAGAGCCATGAACGCTTCGATGATCTCGTTGCGCTGAAGGTCCTTTCCCCATTCTGCGAGGAGCGGCTTAGCCTCATCAAAAATGGCCGCCGAGTCTTTCTGCTCTTCGGCGTCATTGGTGGCGACGGCATGGCGAGCCCAATCGATATACAGCCGGCAGCCGTAGTTATCGATGGACTCTTCAGACCCGCTCAGGGTGCCGGTGGACTTCGCCGTGCCTCGGAGGGCGTTGACGAGCGGAACGTTGATCTGTTCACCGCCCTTCTTCGTCTCGCTGAGGATACGGATGATCGAGCCGAGGCTGTCACCCATATACTTCGAGAACTCGTTCTCCTGGACATATTCGCGAATGATATCGCGGCGGAACTGAACGAGCTTGTTGTTGGTCTCAATAGTGGTGAGTGCCATGATCGGAGCCTTTCAAGCCCCGGTCCGTCTTAGCGGCCGGGGAACATGGATTTGAGGAGATCCGCATCGCTGTTGCCGGGCTGGTCCGTCCGGCCAGATGAGCCGGAGGCACGGTTGAGCGATGGCGGGAGGCGGGTCACAGGAGAGCCGCCCTGAGCGGGTTGCGAGGCAACGCCGCGCGCGCGGTCGAGCGCTTGCTGAAGGAAGGCCGGATCGTTCATCCGCTCTTCCAGCTTCTTCTCGAGCCAGGCGTTAGGGTCGGTTCCGACTTCGGAAAGGACGCGATTGCGCCGATGCCAATCGATGGCCGCGGCGAACGGGTTTGGAGATGAGTTGATGCGACGGTGTTCGTTCGGGTCGATTGCGCCCGTTGCCGCCGCTTCGTTGAACGCCTTTTCCGCCTCGCTGACTTCCTCCTTCGAGAATTCGAAAGCGGCTTCGAGACGGTCGGCCCGCATCTTGGCTGAAAGAACCATCTCCTGAAGCGGAGCCACTGCGTGCAGTGTTGCCCCCCGAGGGTCATCAAACCAGTCCGGGTCCTGTTGAGGCTGCGTGGGTTGCTGTTGCTGGCGTTGGAAGCTCTGCACCTGCGCTCGTAGTTCGCGCAGTTCGCGGGACGCTTCTTCCGCCAGCTTTTCGGCAGCGCGGCGAGCCTCGGAAACCTCACGCAGGCGCCAGGAAGGCACGTGCGCATCATTGGCTTCCTTTTCGTGAACGTCTTGACCCTCGGTCGCGGCGGCCTGCTCTTTCGGAGCAAAGCGGCCGGCGTCGTCGCGCGGGCGTTCGGTCGTAACCGGGGCCGGCGTTTCGATTGCGGGCTGCACGACTTCCGCCGCAGGCGCTTCGGTTGAGAAAGCGTCAGCAAGCAAGTCGGCATCGTTCACAGGCGTGTTGATCTCCTGATCCGTCATATCGTTGTCCTTCTCAGTATCGTTGAGCCACGAGTGACCGCCGCTTATCGCCCGGCAGGAATGGCGTTCGGGGTTTGCGCTTGTGTCGGCAGCGCGTCCGATTCAGGTCACATGAAGCCTTGTTCGACCGGGCTCATGGGAAGGGGCTGAGGCGCCATGAAGCCCGCCACCGTCTGCACTGTCTTTTGCGCGGTATCGGCGGACTTGTTTTCGGCCTCGGAAAGCATTTTCGCGGTGGACGCCCGCTTGTTCTCGATATCAGCGGCCTTGCCGTCCAGTTCGAGCACGGCGGCTTGCTCTGCCATCGGATTTGGCTGTTGACCTTGCTCAATGGCGTCGAGGTATTTCTTTTTCACCGTGGAGGTCAGCCCCGGCGCCAGTTCGATCAGAAGCCCCGGAGGAACCTGGGCTCCAGCACCCGCGAGTGCCGTCAGGGCATCATAGGCCGAAGCCATCTGATTGACGCTATCCGGCCCCTCATCGAGCACGATATCCACATCCAGCGAGCCGAGTGCGTTGACCATCGTGGGGCGGCCGTACTCGTCCATCTCAATCCCGTTTAGCTGGATGAATTGCGCCAGGCCGTCGTCATCGGTGACACGCACCCACCGTTCCGCCTGCCAATGCGCCTGCATGGCGGAGAACAGCGCGCGATAGACGCGGATCTTCCAGCCGCGATAGGCGATGATGTAGGGACCGAGTTCCGCAATGCCCGCTTGCTGGAGGAGTGCGATCGCCTTGCCCGAGGAAGCCGCGCCGGCATCGCCCATAAGCTGAGGGTTCGGTCCGAAGTTGTCGATTTCGGTCTTGGCGTCTTCCAGGAAGCGAAGTTGCGCCATCATGTCCTGATTGCGCGAGCTATCATCGAATTCGAGTGATAGACCCTGATTTCTTACGATCACACCATCCGGGCGCACCGCTTCCCTCCGAAGAACCTCAACGTCGTCAACGGCGCCCTGGTCCATGATGATCCGGCGCGAGGCCGAGATAGACCACGCCATCGAGCGCCGAGCGTTCATCTCGTCTTGCGGGCTCTTCATGTTGCGGACGAAGCCGTAGCGGTCGCCGTCGTGATCCACCGCCGCCGAGAACATGATGTATTTGCAGATCGTCTTGCCCTTGTTGTCGGCCAGATAGGACGGGCCGGACATCAGGTCGATGTCGCCGCAATAGATGCAGTAGCGCCACTCGCCGCCCTTGATGTACCATTGGTCGATCAGGAATAGGCGCTTCTCGTTCGAGTTCACCCACGTTTTCGAGCGGTCCTCCTGCGCGCTGTATGAGGGCCCATCATTCATGATCCCGGCGAGTTCATCGGCGCGATCCGGGAACATCTCTTTCGCCAGATCGAGGTCAACCCACTTCGCCACGCCCATGAACCGTCCGTCAGAGAAATCCTCACGGAAGGAGCGCGGGTCATAGAAGAAGGTATCGGGATCGATGACGCTGAGGTTTAGTTCCGGGTCGCCATTGTCCCCCGGCTCGATCAGAATCTCGACGCCGCCAAGTCCTTCGATCGCGCCATCACGCGCAACCTCAGGCGACTTGGAGCGCCAGTCCGCCGCATCGAGGATGTACTTCAGCGCCGCCGTGGCGAGATCCGCCCCACCTTCATGCTTCGGCGTCCGAGGATAAGCCTTCGGGTCTTGCCGCAGCCGCTCCACCAGCCCCACAATGCCGTCAACCTTGCGGCCGATGCGGTTATACGTGACGACAGGCTGTTTGCGCGCCTTGAGAGCCGCAATTTCCGCTGCCGTCCATTGGTCGCCGTGCGCATAGTGCCGAGCCTGCCGTTGCTCCGCAATTTCAGCAGCCTTGACGCTGAGGTAATCGAGGTATTGAGAGCGAAGCGTGGAGACGGGAACCGTATCCTCCGTTTCCCTCTCGTCTCGATTGTTGTCAGCGTTGACGATCATGGATCAAAGCACCTTTGAGGAATAAGCGTCGTCGTCGTGGAGGTCGCGGTAGCCGGAAGCATCCGCCCGCTTTTCCGGAGCCTTTGGCCGTTGACCTGAAAGCATCTTGTCGAGCAGCTGGCCGACGAGGCCGATCGCGTCGACCGCATCGTCATGGACGCCGGCAGGAAACCGCAGTAACTCCGCCTCGAAGTCAGCCCGCCAAGGCGCGTTCGCCGGTATCCGCAATCCGTTCATGGCAATGCGGCCGCGCATCGATTGGGCGCGGATGGCCTTGTCGCCGCGGGTCGGAAACTGTGTCCGGACGCAATAGGCTTTCCGCTCTCTTGCGCGCCGATCGAGGAAAGGCCCGACACCGGACTTGATCTGTCCGGTTTCCTCCGCCCATCCCATAGGCTTCCACTTCAGGACGAGATCGCACCACGACTCCACCCACTCGTCGGAGGCCGCTTGCTTGCGCCAAAGGTCGAGGAGGTAGAGTTGATCGTCCGGGTCCACGCCGATGACCGCGTGAACCGTGTAGTCGCCACCGTCCGCCGTGACCGCATAATCGGAGCCGCCGTAAATCCGCATGGTATCGCGGGGCGGGGTTGAGTTGACCGCATGAAGCCATTCGGCCTTGAAATAGTCGCCGTCGTCAGGGACCGGGTTCTGCTGATACAGCGAGTTCCACGTCCTTGTGTCGCTCTCTTCCTTCCGAGTTCGAAGAAAGGCGCCGTAATTGTAGCCGCCCGGGTCATCCCAAAGGAATTCTCCCTGAGCGCGCCCGAGTGGATCGTTGCCTTGCGCTTCAGCCGGCAGCGTCAGAACACGCGGCGAGCGCCCAAGCGCCTTGAGTTGCCGTTTCACCTTTCCGGCGAGATCATCATCGTGCCAGCGCGTGTGCATGATGACGCGCCGGGCGCCTGGTTTCAGGCGAGACGAGAAGTCGTCGATATACCAGGACCAGCGGTTTTCCCGGATCTTGCGGCTTTCTGCGTCCTCTCGCGAGCCAAACGGATCGTCGATGATTCCGAGATCGGCACGGAAACCCGCGATACCGACACCGACGCCAACCGCGTAATATTCGCCGCCCTTTGTTGTCGCCCAGCGATAGGCCGCTGTGCTGTCGCCAGCCAGAAAGAGGCCCAAGACCGAGCTTGACGAAGAGATCAGGTTCCTAGTCTTGCGCCCCCACCTTTCCGCCAGTTCGCTCGAGTGCGAGGCGGTCAGGACATTGAGCGCAGGCCGGCGCGCGAGAAACCATGCCGGGAACAGCCAATTGACGTAGGTGCTTTTGGCCGAGCCCGGAGGCATCTCGACAATGAGGGTGTCGAATTCGCCCCGTTCCAGCGCCTCTAGCTCCGCGATCAGCAACCGGTGATGAGGTGCCGGCTCGAAGCCGCAATAGCGGGCAAACTCAGTGAGAGACGCGCGAACCGCCAGACGACGCCGGATCTCCCTCTTGATCGTCGCCTTCGTCGGCCTCTTCGAGGATGGCAAGGAGTTCCGCGTCGCTGAGCTTCCCAAGGTCGCCAGTGACATTCAGGTTCTTCCGGTCAATGAACATGCCAAGCTCTTTGCCGAGCAGTTCGAGAGCCTTGTTCGCGACAGAGCCCTCATATTTGAAATCGCCCGTGGGGTTGCCTTCCCGGTCGCGGGCCTGTGTCGCCTGCATGGAGCGGTCGACGTTCTCAACAAGGCGGGACATTACCCATTGCTTGTCGATCGAAAGGGCCTCAGCCGCCTTCTCTGTGGCCTCCCGCTCTATTGCAGAGCGTTCGGACTGGATCTCTACAACACGTTGTCGAATGTTCTCTTGGTGTTGTAGACGGCTTGCATTCGGCCGGCTCGATTTGAACCCGGCTGTCTCATACGCCTCTGTAGCGCTCTTGCCCTTGGCGAGCTCTTGAGCGAAGCGTTCGTGACGGGGGTTCGCTAAGACGGGCATGGCATACTCAACTGTACTCGGGCTCCACTCAGTCACCGCGATAACTGCCCAAAGTCGGTTACCAAATTTTTCGCACTAAAAAGGCCCCGTTCCGAAGAACGAGGCCTGGAACGAAACGCCCACCGTTCCGCCGCAATCTCTATTTGACTGTTGCGACCGCGACTATCGGTGAGGCCTTAGGCTTGAACTCCGTACCATTAAACGGAAGCAAGTTTTTGAAGAGTGAATGCCACCAACAGATCTTCAGTCGCTCCTTTGCATTGCCTCCAAGGGAATCGAGCGCAGCATTCCAGGCGACGGCATCCGCAGCCCACATGATCGCCGGCTCTTCCCCGTACAACTTGAACAGAGCGGACTGCCATTTTCGACACTTGGCTTCATCCACGTCTGTCGTTTCAGCGATCTCCGAAGACAAGTCGTAGAATCGGCGTTGAAGAAACTCGTGTGTTCGGGCGAGACCCCCGTAGTCAAATACGAGTTGAAGAATGCCTGCGAGAGCCGAGACGGCAGTAAACCATAGCGGGCTGATTTCCCATGCACGGCCAACATCTCCGACTGCCGCACTCCCGAAGGCGATAACAAAAAAGTTAAAAGTTCTGTTCAGGCGATCGAGGAATTGGCGCCGGGAGGAATGATAAATTGCGTTTCTCAGGGCGTCGAACTGCAGAGCCGTCAACGCCGGCACCTTTAGGGGTTGCGGTTCCATGCCGCCTACCTCCGACCTTGTGGAGGCGGCCTGACGCCCGGTCCCTTCGCTCTGGCCGCGGTTTTTCTTGCTGCAGTCTTTTGCGTAGTACGCTTTGCAGCCACCTTCTTGACGGCCAGCCGGAAAGACGCCTTCTTAACCGCTGGCTTTGCCGAAGGTGCAGGTGACCTGGGCTTCCTCGCCGTGGTCTTCTTTGGCACAATCTTCTTTGCGGTGGTTTTCCTAACGCCGACCTTCCGAGCGGCAGTCTTCTTCACCAGGGATTTCTTAGTCGCCGCTCTAACAATGGCTTTCTTAATCCCGGACTTTTGCGCTGTCTTTTTTGTAACACCGGACTTCGCACTGTTTCGCGTAGCCTTACGCGCTGTTGTCCGCTTGGCCGCGCTGGTTCGCTTTCGTGTCGAGACTGGCATAGTTTCCCCCCTGAAGGATTTGGATCATAGGGGATTGTCCTCTCCTGTCGAGTGCGCCCGTCATCAAGGCAGCCGCCAGTCATTTAGCGGCACCCTCGGAAGCTCTGGCGGATTATCGCTCTGCCACGCCTCCGATGCTCGATGATTGATTTGCGGGGTGACGTCGTAGTGGCCTCAAAAAAATCCCGCCGGGCGAAGCCTCAGCGGGGCATAAACATTCATCGCGGTAACGGTGCTTCCGCTACCTGGGGCGCTTCCAACCGACAGCCAGTAGGCCGCTCCGTTAGTGAAGGTCACGTCTTACCCTGTCGTGACAGCTAGCATGTGGTTTCGACGTTGGCAAGAGGCAGGCGCGTTTTAATTCGTTTGCCGAACGCTTCGAGTTCGAGTTGAAGCTCCTGCGTTGTCGCCTTCAGCACCGTTGCGATGAACCCGACCAGCGGCCCTTCCATGATGGTGACTTGCTGCCCGATCATGCCAAGGAGCTTCTCAGCTTCCTTCGCCGTAGTATCATGGTTGCCCGTCTCGACAGCGGCCATGAGGCGATTAATAATTGTGCTTGCGACCGGCATGTATTCGCCGCCGGTTCGGATGATAGACGCCACGCCATCGGTCATGTGTGCCGGCTCAAACGGGTGCACGCCCTTGTCGAGCCCGAAGAACAGGTATCCGCGGAAGAGCGGCCGATCGACCTTTTCTTTCTTGCAGCCCTTGGCCTTCTGACGGTGCTCGGGGACCTTCACCCAAATCGTTTCCATCGGAAGAAACACACGGTAGCCGAGTTCCTCGAGCCCCTGCTTCGCCTTTTCCTCGCATTTCGGATTGGTGGCAATGACGTACCAAGTGGGATTGACGACAGGCGAGCGCAGCGGCCGGGCGCGCGGCCGCAAGCGGATGCTGGCGTAATGCACACCGCCGGCGTCAGGGCGCGATCCTTCCATGAACGCCAGCACTTCAGGAGACAGCTGCAGGCGGTGGAGTTTCGTCATGCGGCTTCCTTTTCGAGACGCTTGAGGACGCTAGCGACGGCGGATTGGGTCACGCCAAAGCGGCGGGCTATGTCCGCCTGGCTCGCGCCAAAGGCGAACATGCGGAGCGCCTTGTCAGGATCGATCCGGGTCTTTGGGATGCGACGAACCGTCCGAAGCCGCGGCGGCGTGATGTCCTTGACGTGATAGGCGATAGCCGGACCGGTCACGCCGTACCGGTCCGCAATCGCTTGCAACGTGGCCCCTGCCGCGCGAAGAGCCTTGATCTCGCGGACATCGCGAGAGTTGAGCTTATTGGGGCCGAGGGCACTCATCATCTTTCCCCCCTCAAAACGGAATGTCGTCGTCGATCTGGCTGTAGCGCGAGCCTTGATCGTCACGCGCGGGCGGGGCGCCGGGGCCTTGGCCGGCATCGTTCTGAGAGCCACCCTGCCCTTCGCGAACGCGCGTTTGGCCGTATGAGTCTTCGCTCGGCGCCTGCCGTTCGGCCTTATCGAGCAGGATGACCTCGCCGCGGAACTTCGTCAGCACAACCTCGGTGGAATATCGATCGGCGCCGCTCTGGTCTTGCCATTTGCGGGTCTGGAGCGCGCCGGCAACGAAGACCTTGGATCCCTTCGCCATGTATTGTTCGATCACCCGCGACAGGTTTTCGTTGAAGCAGACGACCGAATGCCACTCGGTGCGTTCCTTGCGCTCCCCGGTGTCCTTGTCCTTCCAGGATTCGGACGTGGCAATACGGAAGTTGGCGACGGGATCGCCGCTCGCCGTACGGCGGATTTCAGGATCAGCGCCAAGATGGCCGATCAGTTCGACGCGATTGAGTGAGCCGGCCATGTCAGTTCCTTGTTTTCATCTGTTCGAATTTTGCAGCGAGCCCGTGGCCGATGACGATCACCGGCCCAAGCCCTTCGGCTTTGAGACGCTCCAGCGCTTCCTGCGGTGTCTCTTGCGGAGGCGGAAGCTCGGTGGCGCCAAGCGTCGGGCGGACCACGTTCTCCCAGTGCTCAACGGCCGCGGCGCGCTGCTCCGGCGTCGGCATCTGGTGCTCAATCGCTGGTCCGCTCGGCTTCCGCTCGATCTCGCGAAGGCGGTTCAGGATTGCCTGGCGCCGGTCAGCACGGCTCGTCAGTTCGGCCTCAACCTCGTGCCAGGTCGGCCACCATTGGCCATTCTTGCGCTTGGGCCAATTTGTGAGGACGTCGAGAACGATGTCGCCCGGATAGCCGCGAAGCTGCTCGATCCAGATTGTCGCCTCCGCTTCCTGCATTTCCTCGGTGCGCTGCTCGCGCGCTCGAGTCATGATCCGGAGCTTGAACAGGGCTGATGCAATCCGGTCTTCCGGGGCTGCACGGAACGCGCCCTCGATCACGGCAGCAGCTTCCGGCAGACACTCCTTCGGGCAATCCCAGCGGACTTCCGAGACGACGCTGTAGGCTGGACCGTCGCTAGGAAACATCGATCGGGTCAGCAAAGCGAGACGCCGCCCGCTGATACGCTCTAAGGAGGTTTCCACCCTGTGGTCCGTGTCCGCCGGCTTGAGATCCGCGAGAGCCGCCGAAACCTTCAGCCGCTTTCCGCAGCCAATTTCGGAAAGCTGCGTTCCAGTCGAGTTTGGCTGAACTAGCGCCAGATGCCGAAAGCCAGTGGTCTCGGAATTTTGCAGTTTCTCGGCGGTATTGGTCATCGGTCAAACCCTCTTGTCGGGCGGTTTCGCGGTGTTCGAATGTTGGTTCCCAGTCAGTGGGCAGCCGGCAGGCTCGCTTTTTCGGTGGCGGTCTTTCGTCTGGCCTGAACGGAAGGATTTGCCCGCTCGCACCCGCTTCCGAGGATGAGGGTGTGGGGGGATTAAAGGGGGGAGAGTTAGGGGTCCGGGGAGAGAGAGGGGGGACCAAGGGGGGAGCGGGATTTTCGGTAACGCTGGTAACGTGCGGTAACGTCGGTAACGCGTTACCTGCGTTAGTTTTGTCTCCATCCTCGGTGACCTTCGCCCGTTCCTTAAACCGGCGTTGACGCTCCGCATTGTTCGCGCGCTTCGCCGCAAGGCGCTCTACCTGGATTGCCTGCTCTGCCTCGTAGTCAGCCTTCAGGATCTCCACGAGCTGTTCGCGCGTGACTCCAGCGGCCAACATTGCGTCGAGCACTTCCGGCTTGATTGTCACGCCGCCCTCGCCTTCTCTGCAGGACGATCCGGCCAATGGGCGTAGCAGTGCCACACGGCTTCAATGACGCGGCGGCCATTGCCGAAAGACGCGCGGCCTCCACAGACCTCGCAGGCGTGGTTGCCATGGATTTCGCGGGCGGGCTTCGAAGCCTTCGGCGCGGCGAGAATGTCGAACTTCAGACCAGGGCGGCTCATGTTCCGCACATCCCTTCGCATTCCGAGAGAAAGCCGAACTCAAATTGTCCGCGCTCGGATGGAGTAGACAGGTCGACTTGATCGAGCGGCACCATGGCGCGGTGCATGTATTGTTCCCCGCGAAAGCCGGGCTGGACGCGGATCGCCCGATCAACTGCGACGGCGTCAGCAAACTCTTCCGCTGACAGGGCGCGCCATTGGTCGTTGGAGTGGAACGGGCATCCGACGCAGGACGACTTCGGGGCCTTGTATTGCCGCTCCTGCAACCATTTCAGGCAGGCGCGGCGGTTCATCCCGAGCTCGATCAGGGGCCAGCGGTTGCGGATATACTGGACGCGCGAATCCTTCATCCGCTGCATCTCGTCGAGTGAAATTCCGACCCACATTTCGGTGCCGCCCTTGGGGCGGCGGCCACCATGCAACTCGACAACCTTCCGCTGGAGTGGACGAATTTTATATTCTTTGGTGCATTGGCGGCGCCCCATGGCGCTCTTGCCATTCGGCATCTTCATGAACCATGGGATCGCCGCGAACCGCTGCCCGGTGGTGTTGGAGCGGGCGAGCGCATCGCCGCGAATATCTCCTGCAGAGACGACATGGACCGGGAATGGCAGGATGTTGACCAGCCATTTAAGATGTTCATAGACGGCTTTCGGCTCCCAGCCGGTATCCGCAAAGATTGCCGCGTCAGGCATCGGCAAATCGCCGTGCTTCGCCATCAGGGCAATCGTGGTGGATTGGACACCAGCCCCGAGTGATAGAATTCGAAGCGGACGATCAGCGTGAACGATCGCCATCAGAATGCTTCCTCAGCCCACCCGCCGCCGTTCTTTTTGGCGTTGGCCTTCATTGCGATGAAACGAAAGGGATAGAGATCAGCCGCGACTTTGATCTTCACGCGGGCGTCGTCTTGCCAGAAGCCCTTGACCTCGTGGCATTCAAGGGAGCGATCGGAGAGCATCACGAGAAAATCGGGCGTGTAGAACGTGTTGTCAGCCAGACGGAGCTTCACGCCCTCGAACTTGAACCAGGCGACTTCCCCTGCGCGCTTGCGCAGCTCGAGGAAGTCGGCATAGGCGGCCTCAGTCTTGTTGAGCGAGCCAACCTTGAGACGACCGAGAGCACGGACTGCCTCACGTGCGTGCACGTGCGTACGTGTGAGGGCGCCCATCAGCCGGCCATCCCGAGGGCTTGCATGTACAGTTCGAGGATCGCTTCCTCTTCCTGGCGCTCGGCATAGTCGCGGCCGCGCAAACTGATGATTTTCTTGATCGTCTTCGTGTTGAAGCCGTTGCCCTTCGCTTCCTTGAACAGCTCAGACAAATCGGCGTTGATGCCGGCCTTTTCCTCGTTCAAACGCTCCGCGCGCTCAATGATCGATTTGAGTTGATCGGCGGCAACGGATTCGGTCTGGATGGCTGCGTCATCCATCATCGTGCGCCTCCCAGCTTCGCCTGGAGCGCTGCGACGGTTGCTTCCTCGTGCTCAATGATCGTCCGAGCGCGACCCATGCGCCGAAGCGAACGACGGAGCTTCAGCTTATCGAGCCAGGAGAGCCCGGACGGTGCTTTCGAGGCTTTCGATGCGCGCTTTAAGAGCTGCAATGTCATCCAATTCGACTCCAATTGATTTGCGGGCGACAGCGCGGGCTTTCTCAAGCTCTTCAGCTTTGATCGCGGCGCGCTGGTCGCCGTACCAAAGGTCTTTCGCGCGGTTGAAACTGAGGCCGACCCGGCGGGCGGCATTGTTGATGCGGATCTTTACGGAGCCTTCACGGCCGGCGACGGTGTGAAGGATGCTCTGCATTTCCGCGCGGGGATCGACGACACCGCTTGTCATTGCGGCTCCGATAGAATTTCGGACCATTCCGAAACCTCCTGTGGTGATTTGGGATCACCACGAAGGAACAGTTGGACATGGACGGGAAACGGCGCGGATGGGACTTTGGCGAGTACATTCGCGACCGGCAGGAAGGCGACAGATTGAGGTTCAAAAC